ATTGAAGAGTCGCCGGTGCTGGCTGAACTGATCGCACCGGCGCGCAGTCGGGATGCGGGCAACACCATCCTGGCCAAGGAGTTTCGGGGTGGGGTCCTGGTAATGACCGGTGCCAACAGCGCGGTGGGCCTGCGATCGATGCCGGTGCGCTACCTGTTTTTGGATGAGGTGGACGGCTACCCGTTGGATGTGGAAGGCGAAGGCGATGCGATTTCGCTGGCCGAAGCCAGAACGCGAACCTTCTCCCGGCGCAAGATTTTTATTGTGTCGACACCAACCATCTCCGGTGTGTCGGCCATTGAGCGCGAGTACCAGGCCTCCGACCAGCGCCGCTACTTTGTGCCGTGCCCACACTGTGGTCACCGCCAATGGCTGCGCTTCGAGCAGTTGCGCTGGCAGCGTGGGCCCGAGGGGTCCAAACCTGAGACGGCAGCCTATGTCTGTGAGTCCTGCGAGCAGCCCATCCCTGAGCACCATAAGAGCTGGATGCTGGAAAACGGTCGATGGCAGGCAACAGAGCCGCAGAATTCCGGCAAGACAGTGGGTTTCCACTTGTCGAGCCTGTACAGCCCGGTCGGCTGGCGCAGTTGGAGGGACATTTCTGCTGCGTGGGAGAGTGCCATCAGCAAGGAAACCGGCTCCACCGGGGCCATCAAGACCTTCAAGAACACCGAATTGGGTGAAACCTGGGTCGAAGAAGGTGAAGCGCCGGACTGGCAGCGACTGCTGGAGCGCCGGGAAGATTACGCCGTTGGCACGATTCCCATGGGCGGCATGCTGCTGGTGGGCGGTGCCGACGTGCAAAAAGACCGCATTGAAGTGTCCATCTGGGCGTTTGGTCGGGGCAAGGAGGCCTGGCTTGTTGAGCATCGCGTGCTGATGGGTGACACGGCACGCGCGGAGGTCTGGGCCGCGCTGGCCAGACTGCTGGGTGAGACCTGGGGCCATGCATCAGGGGCATTGGTGCCTCTTGCGCGCCTTGCCCTGGACACGTGTTACGCCACCCAGGAGACCTATGCCTTTGTGCGCTCCTGCCACGACCCCAGGCTCATGGCCATCAAGGGCGTGGCCCGGGGTGCTGCGCTGGTGGGAACACCGACGGCAGTGGATGCCACGGTCAATGGCAAGCGCCTGCGCCGTGGTGTCAAGGTGTTCTCGGTGGTGGGCTCGATTGCCAAGCTGGAGTTGTACAACAACCTGCGCAAGGGCTCCGACGTCCAAAGCGACGGCACGACACCTTTGTACCCGACCGGGTTTGTGCATTTGCCCAAGGTCGATAGCGAATTTTTGCAGCAACTCTGCGCCGAGCAGTTGATCACGCGGCGCGACCGCAACGGCTTTGCCCAGCGCGAGTGGCAAAAGATGCGCGAGAGGAATGAGGCGCTGGATTGCTACGTGTACGCGCGAGCTGCGGGGGCAGCCAGCGGACTGGACCGGTTTGAGGAGCGCCATTGGCAGGAGTTGGAGCGGCAACTTATCTCAGATCCGGATGGCTTGCGCGTCACAAGGGTGCAGTTGCAGCCCAGCTCGGTTGCAAAAGATTCACCAGACAAGGCGGTATTTGCGGTCACTTTGCCCGGCGAAGTAACGCAGCCCAAGACACCGGTGCGGCGGGTGATTCAAAGCAGTTGGCTGCGACGGTAGTTGCAGATTGAGTTTTTTGTCGAGCACCTTGAGTGCTCTTTTTTTCGTTTACCAAAAGTGAGAACCTTCCCATGAGTTTGCAAGTTCGCGTTGAATCCCTGGTCCTGCGCTTGGCCGCAGAGTTCAAGACCATCCATGGCGAGATCGGCACCCTGGCCAATCTGTCGACCTTGGATAAAACCAACCTGGTCTCCGCCATCAATGAATTGCGCAGCCAGATCACGACGATGTCCGGTGCGACGTTCATCAACGATGCCAATGCGGCGGCCACCGGCACGACTTTCTCGGCCTCCAAAATCACTGCACTGCTCGATGCCCTCAAGGCAAATTTGCTCGGTGGTGCGGATGCAGCCTTTGACACGCTCAAAGAGCTTCAAACGGCCATCCTGAGCGACCAGACGGGAATTAGTGCATTGCTGACAGCCGTGGACAAGCGGGTGCGCTTTGATGCGGCTCAGGCCCTTACGGCACCCGAGCAGCTGCAGGCACGCCAGAACATGGGCGCTGTGGCTACAAGTGACATTGGCAACACGAACACTGACTTCGTGGCCATCTTCGATGCTGCGTTGATCGCCTGACCATGAGTCTGGCCACCCGCATCGCTGCTCTTGCCACTGCAGTGGCCACTGAGATTCGCTCACGCATCACGGCTGAGCACCCAGGTGTCGCTAAGGCCTGGGTGTGTTTTGGCTACGTCGGCAATCAAGTCGTGGTGCGCAAGGCTTTCAACGTGCGCAGCGTTACCCGCACCGCCAAGGGCGTGTACCGGGTGACGTTTACCAACGCGATGCTAGATGCCAACTATTGCTGGCAGGCGTTCGCCCGCAATGAGGGCAATGCCTCAGCGCTCAAGTTCGCCTCGGCCCGCGTGAACGCCGAACTGAAAGCGAGCGACTATGTCGAGGTGATCTGTGCCTCCCAGTCAGGCACGCTCTCCGATACCACTGAGCTTAATTTGACGGTCTGGCGCTAGGCAAGGAGATCTCGATGGCATACACCGAAGAACAAGTTAACGCGCTGCAGGACGCTTTGGCCAAAGGCGAGCGCCGGGTCACCTTTGCGGACAAAACCGTGGAATACCGCTCGGTTGACGAGCTGCGCCTGGCCCTGCGTGAGGTGCAAAAGGGACTGTTCTTGCAGTCCACGGAGACTGGTCTTTGGCCACGCGCCCCACGCCAAATCCGAATCAACGCCTCAAAGGGCACCTGATGGGCTGGCTCAATTCAATTCGCAGGCGTCTTTTTGCATCGACGCCGACCTATGACGGCATTGGCGGTGGCAGGCGCGCGCTGTCCTGGTCTGTGGGCAACCCTGGGGCAGTGGCGGCCATGCTGTTCAACCAGACCGAGCTGCGCGCCAAGAGCCGCGACTTGGTGCGCCGCAATGCGTGGGCCAATGCGGCGCTGGAATCCTATGTGGCCAACGCCATCGGGACCGGCATCAAGCCGCAGTCCATGCTGGCCGACTCCAAGCAGCGCGAGGCGGTCCAGACACTTTGGCGCAATTGGACGGTGGAGGCCGACGCCGCAGGGCTGACAGACTTTTACGGGCTTCAGGCGATGGCGTGCCGGGCCATGCTGGAAGGCGGTGAAGTGTTGCTGCGTCTGCGCTACCGACGACCCGAAGATGCCTTGAGTGTTGGGCTGCAAATTCAGGTTCTGGAGCCTGAGCATCTGCCCGTGCAGATGAACTCCGTGGCTGAGAACGGCAACCTGATTCGCGCAGGCATTGAATTTGACCGCTTGGGCAAGCGAGTGGCCTACCACTTGCACCGATCGCACCCCGAGGACGGGGCGCTGGCTCCCATGTCAGGCAATGGTGACACCAGCACAGTGCGGGTCGATGCCGCTGAGATCATTCACATGTACCGCCCGTTGCGGCCCGGTCAAATACGCGGTGAGCCGTGGCTGGCGCGTGCGCTTGTGAAGCTGCACGACCTCGACCAATATGACGATGCCGAACTGGTGCGCAAGAAGACAGCGGCCATGTTTGCAGGCTTCGTGACGCGGCTGGCACCGGAAGATAGCCTGCTCAACGAGGGGCTGTCCGATCCCAATGGGGTGTCGCTGGCAGGTATGGAGCCCGGCACGATGCAGATTTTGGAGCCAGGCGAAGACATCAAGTTCTCGCAACCGGCCGATGTGGGTGGTTCGTACTCCGAATTCCTGCGCATGCAATTTCGTGCGGTAGCAGCGGCCATGGGCGTGACCTATGAGCAACTAACTGGGGATCTGACCCAAGTGAACTACTCGTCCATCCGTGCCGGTCTACTGGAATTCAGGCGGCGTGTGGAGTCCTTGCAGCACGGCGTGATCGTGCACCAGCTGTGTCGCCCCATCTGGCAGGCGTGGATGGACCAGGCCGTGCTTGAGGGGT